CATTTAATGGATTTTTCTGAATGGGTCTTGAGTGAAATGGAGCGCGTGTATTGAAGATTACGCCGATGTTTTGGAAAAATCCAGGGCTCAGATATTTCCAGAATTTTATCGAGTTTTCAAAAAAGTCCATCTTCTAAATCTGGGTCCTAAAAAGGTCACTTTTCCCTCTGTTTTTCAGATGTAAAAATCCATTAAATGTAAAATTCACAGTTGAAAAGTCGAATTGAGTAACGTAGTGTATGATGATAAGCAACTGTAAATTTATTTACATTTACATTTAATGGATTTTTATTTACATTTAATGAACATTTAATGGATTTTTCTGAATGGGTCTTGAGCGAAATGGAGCGCGTGTATCGAAGATTACGCCGATGTTTTAGAAACCCCGATAAAATCCAAAGCTCAAATATTTCTCGAAATTGCATTGATTTTCCAAAAAAATCTATCCTCGAAATCTGGGTCCTAAAAAAGTCACTTTTCCCTCTGTTTTTAGGTGGATTTTTTAGTTAATCTTTTTTATACAGTTGAGAAATAATCATCCAAGGTATATGGTAAGACGATAAGCAAACATAAATATGATTTATTTTTATGCAATTAAAGATTAACTAAAAAATAAAAAGGATTAACTAAGATTAACTAAGATTAACTAAAAAATAAAAAGGATTAACTAAGATTAACTAAGATTAACTAAAAAATAAAAAGGATAGTTTCAACTGAAAACCTTGGTTTGTTCTTTGAAAATTCAGGTGCTCAATTTTTTCAGAAATTTATCGGTTTTCCAAAAAATCCATTCTCAAAATCTGGGTCTTAAAAAGGTCACTTTTCCCTCTGTTTTTCAGATGTAAAAATCCATTAAATGTAAAATTTACAGTTGAAAAGTAGAGTAGGTTAGCATGATATATGATGATAAGCAACTGTAAATTTATTTACATTTACATTTAATGGATTTTTATTTACATTTGATTAACATTTAATGGATTTTTGAATGGGTGTGTATCAGTGTTGTATGGCGAATTTGTGGGTTTCTTTGAAAATCTGGGTGCTCAAATATTCCCAGAATTTTATCGGGTTTTTCAAAAAAGTCCATCCTCAAAATCTGGGTCCTAAAAAGGTCACTTTTCCCTCTGTTTTTCAGATGTAAAAATCCATTAAATGTAAAATTTACAGTTGAAATGTCGAATCGAGTAACGTAGTGTATGATGATAAGCAACTGTAAATTTATTTACATTTACATTTAATGGATTTTTATTTACATTTAATGAACATTTAATGGATTTTTGAATGGGTGTGTATCGGTATTGTAGCGAAATTGTTTAATTTATTTTTCTAAATTCATTAAATGTAAATATAAATAATTTTACAGTTGTTTATCGTCATATACTACATTACTATATTCGACGGTTCAACTGCATTTTCCACATTTAATGGATTTTTGCGATAAAATTAAATAAATATAACATATTAAGAAAATACAAAATGGTGGATAATAAAACTTGCCAAAATTGTCGAAAAATATTCAGCTCACCCGCGAATTTAAAAATTCATATGACTCGTAAAACGCCATGTGTCTCATCAAATATGGAACTTCAGAACCAGCCCCAGCCCATAAAATATAAATTCAAATGCAATCGTTGTGAGTCTTCCTTTCAAACTAACCAGAATTTAATGAGTCATTTAAATCGGAAATTTCCATGCAAAATTAAAAATCCATCTCCCGAAGAAATTGAACTTCGTTTATTGTTTGAACAGCTGCAAGAAAAAAATAAACAACAACAAATCCAAATTGATAAATTAGAAAATCAATCCATCATCACGAATAACATGGCAAATAATATCAACAGCAACAATAACAACACAACCAACAACATCACCATCCATTCTTACGGAAACGAAGACATGTCGCACATAACCGAAAACATGTATAAACAATGTTTTCAGGTGGTATACAAGTCTGTCGAGAAATTATTTGCCCTGAAGCATTTTTCGGAAAACATGAAGCAAAACCATAATTTGTACATCACCAACATGAACAGCGAACACATGATGATGCTGACAAATGAAAAATGGGGATTGGTGGAGAAAGCAGAGACACTGGACAATATATATGAGGACATTCGAGAAAACTTATCAGACGCCTTTAACGAACTGCGAGACAAAGACCGAGTAACTGCCACGATGGAAAAGCAATTCAGTTCCTTTGCGGACGATTACAAGGTGGACGACGACGAAGACGAAGAGCGCGCCAAGAAAGAATCGTGTAAAAAAATGGCTTATTTAGCTTTCAACAATCGACAGTTTGCAATTGATGCACAAAAGCAATTGAAAAATAAAAAATAGAAAAATAAAAAAGAATTGTTACCAAGTCGCGTTTTGCAATTGCCGAATAAATTCCATGTTGGATCCGACGCATTTTCTTTTACTTTTGCACAGGGCATATGCGTCGGCATAAGACATGTCGAGGGTTCGCATCAGATAATACATCACAATGGTTGCGGACCGAGACATGCCCGCATGACAGTGCACCAAGACGGGTCCAGTTGCCTGCATGATAAAGTCGTAGCATTCCTCGAAATACTGGGCGATGTTTTCGTTTTCTTGGTCCTCGATGCACACGTGCTTGTAAATAAAATCATCGGGAAAGTGCGCGGGCAAATCCGTCCCGATAATCAGAATATGAGTAATATTCAAGTTTTGCAGCATGTGCTTTTTGTTGGTATTCATGGACCCAGACAGATATACGCGGTCGTCGATTTTGCTGATTTTAAAATTTGCACGAGACATTTATTATTATTATTATGAATAATACATATCTTATTTTTAACTGGTTTATTCACTTAATATGTGCGACGGATTTTAGGTGCAGGGAGCACCGCTTGAAAAAAGCATCCAGTTGCGCGGGGTCGGTTCCGCTCACGCTGTCGGTTGGAATAAAGGTTTCGTTGCCGCGCTTGTAGCATAAAATCGCGGGAATACCATTCACCATTTTTTTGCTCTTGAGAAACGCATACATGTCAAACGACTCGTCCACGTCAATGTCGCAGCACAAAACCGTCTCGGGGGACGACACGAAAAACGCATCGACCACGTGCTTAATTTTCTTGCACGGACCACACCACTCGGCGCCCAGCTTCATCACAACCAAGCCAGGGTTGTTGTTTTTCAAGAGTGCGAGAAACTCGTGGCGCGACGAAAAGGTGGAGATAATCGTCTTGGACATTTTATTTTGTTGTTAGTTGTGCTATCTAAATAAAATATATTCAATTCATTTACGAACTTATTTTAACTGTTTTTTGTTACAATAAAAGATATACGCGATAATAACATAGGCATAATCATAATGGCGTCAAAACCCATCTTTGGAAAAGAGTGGCTGGAAAAGTGCATGGAGAAAATAAAAGACAATCGCTGGATCATGCGGGATATTCTAGCTATTTTTAGGGAAGAATTAAACGGCCTTCTTTTACCCTATGTGTGCGTTCTAGGCGTTTATATTGTCTGGTTGCTAGTTTTGATGATTTGTAATACTTTTTTACTTTGGTCCATACGAAGCAATTACTCGGTAATCGCCAGCAATTATTTAGCCATCGCCAATTGATTTCTTTTTTCTTTTCTTTTCTTCTTTTTTTTCTTTTCTTCTTTTTTTCTTTTTATCTTTTTATTTAGCACATGAATTTAGAAAAAATATTGAGTTAGACTAACAAACATGGCTAAAACCCGAAGAATCCGCAGAGTCAAGAGAGTCAGGTTGCATAGAAGGGGAGGTAAAAGAACAAGAGGAAGCCGTAGAACCCATAAACGCAGAATGCGCGGTGGATACGACAGCGCGTGGAGCTACGTGTCGGGGCTGTACGGCGACCTGAATACCCAGGTGAACAACTCGCTCACGCTGAGACCCGACCAGGATATTGTGGCGCGCAACTCGACCCAGTCCGTGCCTGTCGGCATGCCCAACGCCAATGTTAAAGGCGGTCTTGCCAGCAGCATGAACGGTGGCAAAAGACGCAGACGCAGAGCGAGCAGCAGACGGCGTAGCAGAGGTGGAAAGCGCAGCAGTAGAAAGCGCAGCAGTAGAAAGCGCAGCAGTAGAAGACGCCGCCGAGGTGGAAAGCGTAGCAGAAGCAAAAGACGTAGAAGACGCAGACGCGGCGGCATGAGACCTGATGGTAGCTATAGCAGAAGACGCAGCAGAAGTCGTAGCAGAAGTCGTAGCAGAAGTAATAGCCGCAGAGTGCGTCGGCGTTTGTTTAACCCCAGTCCAGTTGCCCACACTAGAAAACGCGGCCGTAGTCGTAGCCGTAGCCCCGTGCCCAAGCGTCACCGACCGTAGTTCCGCGGCGCCGTATTTAATTTTAAATATAAAAAAATGAATATTTATATTTTTTTACAATAAGAAGAAGCGAGCAAGCATGGATATTATTCAGCGACTAGATGCGTATTTGTACAACAACAAGCCCAACCACAAGTTCACCAATAAAAAGTGGAAATTACAACTCGGAAAAACATATCAAACGGATGATGGAGACACCATTCAGATGGTAATTATTAGAAATAAAGAAAAACGAGGGTCTATATTTAAGTATTGCAAGGACCAAACTCAAACTTATACGTATCAAAAGTTAACATCGGGTGGCAAGTACATTCCTCATATTGCATTGAATTTAACCACCAATACGTTTTGCGTGAAAACATCAATATCTACAAATAATTACGGCGACACTTGTTATTGTGAAATGTACGAGCTAAATGGCAAGTGTAATTGTTATAGAGAATACCAGATTTCAAACGAGATGAGTTTGCGTTAAATAAAAATCATTTATGATACCGATGCAAATACATGATGGTCCCAACCAGAGAAATAATTACCAACGTGTAAACCAGCTTTTGCTTCCACTGGTTGTCTTCTTGCACTAAAACGGCTTTGGGTTTATACTGGTCGTAGTAGGTAGAGTAAAACACGTGAATTGGTATTTTGGGCTGCTCGAGTTTCTCGTTGATTTTGTTGTGGATGAAATGCATCCAGCGCACGAATTCGTCGCGAGAGTCTAGGTAGGAAGACACGGGGTATTCGTCGAGCAATTTGCTAAATTCCGAGGAAATGGCCTCCACGGGAATAAACAGGGGGAGGTTGCAGATGAACTCGTAGTATTTTTTCTTGGTTACGTCGTTGGGGTAGTGCGGGTAATTCAACGTAATGGTGTGCAAAAAAAACCAGTAATGCGGTCCCCACACCTCGGGATTCAGGCCGCTCGTAGCCGACGACGAGACTTTCACTTTGGTTTTGTTTGGCGCCGATTTGACCATTCTTTCTTCTCCTGCTTCTTTCTTTTGTTCTTTTTTATATTTTTCCGAAATAAACTCAACCAAATACACAGCGACAAAAATGATAAATCGAAACGCAAAAAAACAACATAAAAGCAACGTGTTTAATAACATAGACAATCGATTCAACTTTTTTTATCAAACACCAAACAAAACAAAAAGAATGGTAAAAATATGCGACTTGACTTATCCCGCAGACCGCGAAGAAAAGTATGCAGCCTATTACGCTGCGTATCCCTATGAATTACACGATTTTCAAAAATGGACGGTGGAGGCGATTGTCTCGCGAAACCACGCCCTGATTTGCGCCCCCACGGGTTCGGGCAAGACGTTTGGCGGAGACTTTGCCCTGTCTTTTTTCCACGGACAAGGCAACCGCCCTAGCGGACTCGACACAAGTCTTGGAAAAAGCCCCAACGGGGTCAGACAAAGTATTCGACGAAAGACGATTTACACGTGTCCCATCAAGGCACTGTCCAACGAAAAATTCTACCAATTCACCCGCAAATACCCCGACATTTCCTTTGGCCTCATCACTGGCGACATTCGCTGCAACCCCGACGCGGACGTGCTCATCATGACGACCGAGATTTTGTTAAACAAGCTCGTGTCTCTGCAAAACAAAGATATTCAAATCAAAACCACAACCAACAACAACAAGTCGTTTGAGATGGACATTCCCGAGGAGCTGGCGTGTGTGGTCTTTGACGAAATCCACATGATTGGCGACGAGGGCCGCGGCACCGTCTGGGAAAATACGCTGATGATGCTGCCCGCGCACGTGCAAATCGTCGGCTTATCCGCTACGCTGGCGGTTCCAGAGCGTTTCGCCGCATGGATTGAAAACTTGCACAAAGAATCCCATTCGAGCAGTTCAAACAATAATTTAAATGAACCAAACAAACAGGTGTATCTCGCCAAGAAAACGGTGAGGGCAGTCCCCTTGACTCACTATGCATTCATTACATCACCCGCGGGCATTTTCAAGAAAATCAAAGACAAGACGACGCAGCAAGAGATTCGCAAGCAAATCGACAAGCCGATTATTTTGCAAGACGCTCAAGGCAGGTTTCAAGATGCGAATTATTCCACGATTCAAAAGACATTGGGACAATTCAACCAGGCGAGGAGCAACGCAAAGCGCAGCCACGTACTGAACCAGGTGTGCAAGCACATGGTGGAGCACGAAATGTTCCCCGCGCTGTGCTACGTGTTTAGCCGCAAGAAGCTGGAGCAGTGCGCCCACGAGGTCGGGACGAACCTGCTCGAGTTTGACAGCAAGATTCCCTATACGGTGGACCGAGAGTGCGAGCAGTTGCTGCGGGAACGGCTGCCCAATTTCGAAGAGTATTTGCATCTGCCCGAGTATGTGAATTTGGTCGCACTGCTGCGAAAGGGAATTGCGATTCATCATGCTGGGCTCATGCCCGTGCTCAAGGAGATGGTGGAGCTGCTGTTTGCCCGCGGCTATATCAAATTGCTGTTTTGCACCGAGACGATGAGTGTGGGCATTAACTTGCCCGTGAAAACCACCATCTTTACGGATGTGCATAAATTTTCTTGCGACAGTTCAGGGAACGGAGCAGGAAGACGCCAGCTACATTCTTTCGAAATGACGCAGGCGGCAGGACGGGCTGGAAGACTCGGAATTGACACGGTGGGAAACGTGATTCACCTGAATAATTTGTTTCCCGAGGTGGACGCCGCGAGTTATAAAAAGATGCTGCAAGGTACGCCGCAAAAGCTAAAGAGCAAGTTTCGCCTGAGTTATTCCATGGTGCTGCAGCAAATATTGCTAAATGAAAAGCAAGAAGATAAAGAGGATGGCAAAACAAACAGCCTGGATTTGAATGCGTATGCCAGCAAGAGCATGGTGGTCGCGGATTTTCAAAGCGAACTGGAAGCGTGCCGCACAACATTGGCAAAAAAGCAGCAAGAAAAAGCGGAACAACAGATTCAAAGCATTGAAATAGACGCACTAAATCGATACCACCATTGTTTTACCACACTGCCCAAGTCTGTGAATAAACAGCGAAAAGAACTGACGAAAGAAATGGATGCACTACACACAAAACATGGCGAAGCGGCGCTAAAAAACGGATTGCATGCATTAAAACAACGTCAAAAGCTGGACGACGAAATAGAAGACGCGTCAAACGAAATAAAATACATGGAAAACTACATGCGGCTGGAAATAAACAAGGTATTGGGTTTGCTGGAAGATTGTCAATTTATTGGTACAAAGTCTGCAACAACGCCAAGCTTAGTAAAAGCAACCATAGCACAAAAAATCCATGAAGTCCCGTGTTTGCCTTGGGCCGAGCTTATCGTTGGACTCGATGCGGGGTCTAAACCCATCAGACCTTATATTGACTCAACCGTTAAATTTACCGAATTGAATGCGAAAGAACTGGTCACCATGCTGAGTTGTTTTACCTCGGTGCGTGTCTCCGACAATGAAGCGGACAAACAGACGCATTTACCCGACGAAGCAATTATTGGTAGAAACGTAAGAGATGTGATGGAGTGTATGCAGACGCTGTACAAAGAGTTTGACGAACAAGAGTCAATTTGTTATGTTGACAGCGGGGAAGAGTACACGATGCATTTTGATTTGATGGGACTCATGGAAGAGTGGTGTAAGAGCGAGACAGTAGCGGAAAGCAAGGCGGTGCTGCAACAGGTGGAGCAGCGGGGAATCTTTCTGGGCGAGTTTGTCAAGGCGCTGCTGAAGATAAACAGCGTGGCGGCGGAGCTGGAAACAGTGGCCGAGTACCTGGGAAATCTGGAATGGCTCGCCTCATTACGCGAAATCCCGAAACTTACGCTGAAATTTGTCGTGACGAACCAGTCGCTGTATGTGTGATTATTTGTTCTTTATTTTTGCTTTTTTAAACTTGCGATTCAAATAACATCCTTGGTTTATATACAAAACAACGAACAATTATTTTCATCAATGATACAACAATATCAATCTTCTTTGCTTCGTTAGCTCAGTTGGTAGAGCATTCGGCTGTTAATTTATTTGACAAACATACACCGAAAGGTCCTCGGTTCGACCCCGTGATGGAGCGATTCTTTTTTATATTTTTGCAAGTTTATGATTCTTTTTTTTGTTAGGTCACCAATAAAAAATAACCATCGTAAGCTTGTCGTAAACTTATAAAAATGAAATGAAAACAACGTGGATAATACTACAAGAAGAAAGGAAAAGTAGAAGACAGATGCACAAGAGAAAAGTATCGGTTCAGGTTTTATCCTCCATCGTAGTGCGCGACGCAGACGCCAAGAAGCGAATCCTTGAGAAATTCCCCAAAATTGCACTTTCCGATGAAACCTTGTTGCATCAGAAAGTACACAACGCAGACGTATATGTCGCCACGCCATACGGCACCAAATATTTCGCATGGTTCACAGACCAGTCTTTAATAAACAACCGTCAAAACAATACCAATGAAAATGATTGCATTTGTCTTTTCATTGAGGCCAGAAATATATCGAGCACCGACGTGCATTCGCAGCCAACCATGTTTTATGTACCTTTAAATACATCAAGTACAATGGAACCAAACATCAAATGGTCCAACCATTACATCTTTCACGGCATACTCTTCAACATTAAAAACGCGGCATACTTTGCGGCGGATCATGTGCATGATTGCACCAATGCCCACATAACAGGTCACAAGACGTTTGAGCAAAACATGCAAACGATTCGATACATTTTCAAGCACGAGGCATTTGTCAATCAAATCAGGAATCCACTCATTGAGAAGCACGCACTGCATTTCGGCGCGCCCATCATGGAAAAGCATTTTACCAATCTCGTTGCACAAATCCAAGATTTGCCGTATAACATTCAGTACATTTACTTTCGGTACAACAACCGCCCAGACAACGAGACAGTGCAGTTTGTCAAGTATTTCAAGCCCAACAAAAACAAGGTTATAAATGAAAATAACAGCAATAATATGCAAGCGACTGGAACTGGAACTGGAACTGGACCAATTGATTTGGCAAAACCAACCACGGTAAAGCCCACATATATCAACAACAACGTGAAACGGCTCAGCCATGCTATATTTAAAGCGTATCCGCTACCCAGACATGATTGCTATAATTTGTTTGTTTTTAACCAGGTAAATAAAGAAGAGCAGTACGTGGACATGGCGTATATTCCGAATTATAAAACAAGCATCATGATGAATACGCTGCTGAGAAACGTGAAAGAAAACACCAACATGGATGCGCTAGAGGAAAGCGACGACGAAGAAGAGTTTGAGAACCCCGAGGAAGACGACGCACTAAACCTGGCGAAATCGGTGAATGTCTTGTGTGAGTACAGTCCCAAATTTAAAAAGTGGATACCCATGAGTAAGAGCAGCGAACAGCAGCCCATTTCGGCGGCTGAATTGGGCGTTTAGATAAAAGGCAGATATTGAATGGTCGAGTTTTCGTATTTCGTTAATTTATACGGCTTGTCGGTGCCTTCGACAAGCACCGTGTCGCCCGTATATAATTCGTCCACGCCGTTTTCATCCAACCCGCTTTTTTGTTTTACCAACACGGGGAGTTTCACGTTATTGTGCTGGTTGGAAATGCAATAGTACTGCCACTTGCTGCGACGCGTAAAGAGGGGGCGACCCATGAGCGGCAGCACGCCGTCCTTGGACGGCTCGTTTAGCGGGGTTAAAATCCCGATTTGGCGAAACGCGGTATCGACCGCACTCGTCGCCACGTTAATGGGGACCGCTCCGATTCCAGGAGCACCCAAACCACCCACTACGGGATTTATCATGGGACCAATCGCGGGACCAACCGCAGGGCCGACGAAATACCTCTCGTCGCGAAACGGCGGATTGTACGGATTCACCAGCGGATCATTCGCCAAAGGAAGGTTGTTGTACGGGTAGCTCGGCAGCCAAGAACCAAACCAGGAATTAAAGTATCCCTGGCCTTGACCTTGACCACTGTTGCGGTCAGAAATATCCACGTCCACATTCACGTTGGTTTTATTTGGTCCAGCGAAAATATTGTATCCTATGATGCACAATATAACAACGATGAAAACCACCATCATGTTGTCTAAACAAATAAATCCAGGTTGACACTTTTTAATTCTCATTTATTACTCTACGTTATTATTTTATTCATTTTCTCTTTTTTGATTCTTTTTGGGCATCAATGGCAAACTGTCGGTTGTTGAAAGCTAAATAGGCCATTTTTTTACACGATTCTTTCTTGGCACGCTCTTCGTCTTCGTCGTCATCCACCTTGTAATCGTCCGCAAAGGAACTGAATTGCTTTTCCATCGTGGCGGTTACTCGGTCTTTGTCTCGCATTTCGTTAAAGGCATCGGATAAATTTTCTCGAATATCGTCGTACATATTATCCAGCGTCTCTGCTTTCTCTACTAATCCCCATCCTTCGTTTTTCAACATCATCATATGCTCGCTATTCATGTTGGTGATGTACAAATTATGGTTCTGCTTCATGTTTTCCGAAAAATGCTTCAAGGCAAATAATTTCTCGACAGACTTGTATACCACCTGAAAACATTGCTTATACATTTCTTCGGTTATGTGCGACATGTCTTCTTTTCCATATACATTTATGGTTACATTGTTGGTTGTGTTGTTGTTGTTGCTGTTATTTTGAATATTATTGTTTGTAATATTCAATGATTGCTTTTGCATTTTTTCAATTTCCATCTTGTGTTGTTGATTTTCCTTTTTTTGTTGTTGATTTTCTTGACTTATTTTTACCATGTCTAATTTATTCTGCTCATGTTCTTTTTTTAATTTTTCAAACAGTAATTGCAGTTCAATTTCTTGGGGAACTGGCGACTTAATTGCGCATGGAAATTTTCGATTCAAATGGGTATTCAAGTTTTGTCGGGTTTGAAATTTTTTGTCACATCGTTGGCATGAAAAGTTAAATACAATTTTAACTTGAGCAATACACGATTTTTTACGGTTTAAGTGCGAGGCTAAATTCTGATTAGTCGCAAAAGATTTTCCACAATTTTCGCAAATTTTCTTCACTACCATTTTACTTTATGAAATATTACATTAAACTTATTTTTTCATTAAATAGTTAATTATATCTATACGACAATTAATTAACTGTATGAAAATTATTGTGTTACAATTCGCATGTAAAAATACAAATCATTGGATTTTAATAAATTTTAATTAATTATTAATAATTTGTAATGTTGTTGCGATTGTTGGGTAGATTAGCGTCTCATATCAGTTCGGATAATATTATCATTTATATAGTAATATTTTTTTAATTGGGTTTTCATTATGTATCGATCGGGGGAAAAGTGACCTTTTTCAAATCCAGATTTTGACAAAAACAAAAATGAAAACCCCAAAAAAATCCTGGAAATTCTAGATCCTTGATTTTTTCTCAATTATAAAATTACAAAATTACAAATTCAACATACGCGTTCCATCTCGCCCAAAAAAGAACCAGATGAATTATTAAATATTTAATCACCTTATATGTGAAAATTAATAGACCACCTGATAAATATCGCGGTACAATTCGCATGTAAAAATACAAATCATTGGATTTTAATAAATTTTAATTAATTATTAATAATTTGTAATGTTGTTGCGATTGTTGGGTAGATTAGCGTCTCATATCAGTTCGGATAATATTATCATTTATATAGTAATATTTTTTTAATTGGGTTTTCATTATGTATCGATCGGGGGAAAAGTGACCTTTTTCAAATCCAGATTTTGACAAAAACAAAAAATGAAAACCCAAAAAAATTTCCTGGAAATTCTAGATTTGTATTTTGCCCAATATCGCGAAAACTACTACGCCTGTTGATTTTCTAAATGTTTAATTTTTATTTCTTATTGTTTATGTTCCCGGATTATTTTATGTTGTTTTTACAAAATGAGTGCCAAATCTCCAACATACGCGTTCCATTTCGCCCAAAATAATAATCAAGCATTTCCGTAGTACATTTCGCTGTTTTTTTGCTGTGTGTCCATTTGCGAATTCATTTTATTGATTCGGGGGCGGTTGTGGCCCGAAATACGCATGGAAATATTCATTTCTTTTAGAAACGCGTTGATTCCGTGCTTGAAATTCATTGGTTCGGATACCTGACATGTTTTGCTTTTTACAAATTTTGTTGTTGCGGCAGCCTCCTCGGCGGTTTTGCGTATAAAAAGGATGCTACTCCCAGGTTCTTGTGCCCAGGAAACGGCCATCATGATGTCGTGCTCAATAATAAAGATGGCCTTGTCGGACATTTGCGAGAACCGCTTGACCACTTTGATGCATGCCAATCGCGTTTCAATGTCCAAGTTGGATGACGGTTCGTCCAGCAAATAAATGGCGGCGGGAGTGCCGAGGGCAAAACACAGCATGACGCGCTGCAACTCCCCGCCCGACAATTCATCCAATCCCCTGTTTTCCAGAGGTTTCATGTCCAAGAGTTTCGACACGTTGGTTTGAAACGTGGGTTCTAAATATGCCGTGCGAATGTGGCGGTAAAATAGCTCCAATACGGTGGGATAGGTGCCATCTTTGTGTGCAAATCGAGCCAGGTTGGTATGCTGCGGCTTGTACGAAATGCTACTTTTGTTGGCGGCAACAATGCTGTTCATAAACGTGGTTTTTCCGACGCCATTTTCGCCTAGAATCAAGTGGATCGCGGAGCCAAGCTGCAATTTTGCGGCTGGTATATGTAAAATAAACCCAGGGTGTCGAATGGTTTGGGCCGCATACGTCAGCGTATTTGTCCCCGTTGCGGTCAAGGTCAAACCCGCATAGGTAGAACCGATTTGACTCAAAGGGGATAGATGAAACGGCTCGGAGCGAAACCGAATATTTTGAGAAGACAGGTAGCCCTCTAAATATTCGTTCAAGCCGTTGGAAATCGAAAGGGAATTTGAAACGATTCCGTATGCGCCTGGCTCGCCGTACAAGATGTTGATTTCGTCGGAAATGTAGTCTAGCATGGACAAGTCGTGCTCTACGATTAACACATAAGTATCGGACGATACGAGGGAGCGAATCATTTTCGCCACAATCAGTCGCTGCTTCACGTCCAAGAAATTAGACGGCTCGTCAAAGATATACACATCCGCTTTTTTGGCCGCCGTCATCCAGCACAAGAGCCGCTGCAGCTCTCCCCCAGACAAGGTATGTACCGCATTGTCAAGTAGCACATCCAACCCTAGTTCGCAAAAGGTGCTGGTTTCAAAGGACAAGTCATGCTGCACTATATAGTCTCGTACCAACATGGTCTTGTTTGCGGATTGTAACGCGGACTTGATTTTTTGCGACTTGAACGAAAAGGTTAATTTGCTACTGTACAAATCCTTGAAATAATTCATCATGACGGTTCCCTTGAAATGGTTGATAATGTGCTGGCTTGTATTTATAATTGTTGTTGCAGCACGCTCAAAATTGGGGGTCAAAGTACCAGATAAAATATCCAAGATGGTGCTTTTGCCGATGCCGTTCTGGCCGATTAACGATTGGACGCAGTTTTTCTTCATGATGGGGAGGCGGTAAAGGCGAAAGCCATTGAGTCCGTATCGATGAATAATTTCTTTGGGGTTTTCTTTCGGCAGTTGCACGATTTTAATCGCGTCAAAGGGACAGGCCACCACGCATCCGTTGCAGCCGATGCACATGGATTCCACGATTTTCGCGATTTTATGTTTGTTGTTGGTTGTTGCGTCATTAAACACAGATGCTACTGCGGGTGAATAAATGTCCTCAATGTCCACCAACTCAATCACCTTTTTTCCGTTTCGCATGGGTGGGCACTTTTTCATACATTCCTTTTGACACTTGGTCGGCTTGCACCGCTCCTTGTTTACAATGGCAATGCGATTAGAATGCGACATGATATATGTTGTTAAGTATTAAATTCGTAGTTTGATTTATTTCATTTTTACTATTATTATTTCTTACATCGATTTTCAATAATAGTAAAAATGAAATAAAGAGTGAAATAAATATATAATTAAAGTATAGATAGTATGCCTCCCAAAAAGTCCAAAGCCAAGTCCAAGCTCAAGTATGAAGAGGAGGAGGAGGACATTGACGAAGAAAACAACGAGGAGAATGAAGAGGACGAAGATGATAAAAATGGAGACGAAGACGAAGACGATAAAAATGGGGACGAAGACGACGACGACGGAGAAAATAATAATTTGGTGGACGAGGAGGACATCGGGGAAGACGACGAGGAAGCGGACGAGGAAGCGGACGAGGAAGCGGAAGTGGAAGTAGACGAGGAGGGGGAGGAGGAGGAAGACGATGCTTATTTAAAAGGCATGGATGGTGGAGAAGGAGCGGAAGAGGATGACGATGACGACAGCGAGGACAAGTACAAGAAAATCAGCAGGTACATCAACAAGGACGAGCTGCTCAAGTACCACACAGAATGCATCGTGCAGAATTACGACGAGATTCGGGCCATGACGGATATTCAGCTGAAATCCGCGCATGTAACCATTCCTTTGCTGACCAAGTACGAGCGCGCGCGCATCATTGGTATGCGGACTGTGCAGCTGAATAACGGGGCCGCGCCTCTAATTGAAGTGCCCGATACGCTGCTTGACAACACCATTATTGCCGAGAAGGAACTGGCGGCCAAGAAGATTCCCTTTATATTGTGTCGCCCTTTGCCCAACGGCCGCAAGGAATACTGGAAACTGGGGGATTTAGAGATTTTATAAATATTTGCGTTTTTGCGTTTCTTTTTTGGTATAAAACTATTTTGTTAGTTTAGTTATAAACAATGGAACAAAATTTAAAAATAAGCACCGCGACCCCGCTTTTACTGACGCCGAGCAACAAGGGAAACAAGGGAAACACGGGAAAAGCGGAACAAAAAACTGTCCTAAAAAAAGAGGCAAACCTGCCAGTTATAAAAAAAGCCCCCGTGAAGAATATTCACTCGCAAATTTTCAAAGAGTTTCGACGAGCATTGTACACGCCTCCCGTGTACAATAAAGAAGAAATTAATATGCTGTTGGCCGACCAGCAAACGATGACGGAACAAGGCACAGAGACGGGACTAAACATCAAGTGAAGTCAAATAATTTAATAATATAAAATGAAAAAATGATTTATTTTTTAACCATATTCGCAGTAGAAAAGAAAATGGTTGCGTATAAATATACCAAATCTACCTTTATTGGAAGCGATAACGAATTGTTGCATGTCACGGAATTGGATTGTTCTCATTGGGGGATTACCTCGTTTGAAGGACTCAATGCACCCAATCTTACCACGCTGACTTGTTCTAATAACCACCTGACTTCCTTTCAGCATTTGAATTGTCCAGCGTTAACCACGCTTGATTGTTCTTATAACCACCTGACTTCATTTCAGCATTTGAATTGTCCCGCGTTAACCACGCTTGATTGTTCTTTGAACAAGCTGACTTCCTTTCAGCATTTGAATTGTCCCGCGTTAACCACGCTTGATTGTTCTTTGAACAAGCTGACTTCCTTTCAGCATTTGAATTGTCCTCTTTTAACCACGCTGAATTGTCCTAATAACAAGCTGACTTCCTTTCAGCATTTGAATTTTGCTACGCTTTCCAATTTAACCAAGCTGTATTGTTCTGGTAACAACCTGACTTCCTTTCAGCATTTGAATTGTCCTGTGTTAACCGAGATGCATTGTTATCATAACAACCTGACTTCCTTTCAGCATTTGAATTGTCCCGCGTTAACCACGCTTGATTGTTCTTTGAACAAGCTGACTTCCTTTCAGCATTTGAATTGTCCTCTTTTAACCACGCTGCATTGTTCTTTGAACAATCTGACTTCCTTTCAGCATTTGAATTGTCCTCTTTTAACCACGCTGAATTGTCCTAATAACAAGCTGACTTCCTTTCAGCATTTGAATTTTGCTGCGCTTTCCAATTTAACCAAGCTGTATTGTTCTGATAACAAGCTGACTTCTTTTCAGCATTTGAATTGTCCTCTTTTAACCGCGCTGATTTGTTCTGGTAACAACCTGACTTCCTTTCAGCATTTGAATTGTCCTGTGTTAACCGAGATGCATTGTTATCATAACAACCTGACTTCCTTTCAGCATTTGAATTGTCCTCTTTTAACCAAGCTGTATTGTTCTTTGAACAAGCTGACTTCCTTTCAGCATTTGAATTGTCCAGCGTTAACCATGCTGTATTGTTCTGGTAACGAATGGGAGTTTATTCCTCCACACATCAATCGACTTTTGAATACAACCAGAAACACTCAAAATGTGTACAGCGATGGGCAAAACGTGCACAACCACCATATCCAAGAAAGCATTCGCAGTTCCATCCAAGCAGTCCTGTCGAAAAAACCTTGCATCGCCGCGGAAAACCTCTACGAAACCGTTTTGGCAGACACGGTACTAACCACGTCAACCAAGGAAATATTGGTGGATTACTGCAAGGAAACCACGGTGCATTCCACGCTGCGAATCACCTTTGAGGAGTTACTTTTACATGTATTTAGTCGCATTGAAAGCAATGCAAATAAAGAGGAAATAAAAAGCGTGATGAACGCGGAAATGTCGGATTCGGTATGCAAGTGCTTCACGGGCCGCATGTCCCGTCTCATAAACTGCTTGAATGGCTTTGATGACCTGGTAAGCATTCGCATCTCGGATACGGAGCAAATTGGACAAGTCATTGGCATGATAAAAGAGCAGCTGAATGCAGCCAAAGCATATACGGTGGAAAAGCATAGGGAACTGGCCCAAAAAGAATTGGAGGCGAGAGACTACTCGGAAGAAGTCATTACTGAGTGGATTGCATTTATTGAATAAACTGAAATAATCGCACGAGTAGTGTCTGGTTTTGTTTGTTTGAAATTATCATCTGTGTTTTTTCGTAATGAAAATCGAGCTTTTTGAGGGGGTGTTTTTGGCAATAGAACTACAGAAAAAAAAAATTCAAACATGTTGATTGCATCGCCTATGTGCGCGCGCAAATGAACAGTTAGTTAGTCTCACATACGTAAAATGTAGTAGTTTTTTATTCAATAACTAACAAAACACAAAAAATAATGTAAAAAATAAAAATGATTTATTATTCGCATCAATGTTTCATAAGCAAATCAAGCCAGCACCATGCTTAAATATTTCAAACAACCCGATTTGGATGTAATCTATGCAAATACGCATACTGATATTACACAAAAATGGAAAGACGTGGACAAGATGAATGATTGCATACTCCTCCAAGCCACAAACATGTGGCAAGAATACAAGGCCAAAGTCAATCTGTATCGTACCAACAGGAAATTGCTGAAGCTGTATCAAACGCTTCGTCGCATTTTTGGTGAAAAGCTGACGCGTATGGATGTCAACAATGATAATAACATGGACAGTTTCGCCGAGGAACTCAACAACGCCGTGCAGTTGGAGCGAAATTTGATAAAAAATACAAAACAACTGCGTACCGAGTTGCTGGACGGCATTAATGTTGCCATTGGATGCATATGTTGTGTGGTGGTGGCTGTATTGTATATATATGCTAAATGGCGTGGCAGTTCAGCATAAATAAACAAAAATAAAAAAACAAAAAAAGGTTGCTGCTACTACGGCTGCTTTTGTAGGTACCAAATACCCTGTAAAAAACAATCGGACAAGTCGTCCTTTTTTTTGCACGAATGAAAAAAGTCTTTCCAGCAAGCAAGTGTGGCTTCGGTGGCAAGTAAATCTGTGCAGATGGCGACCGCCTGTTTTTTCCGCCCCTTGTAATCTTGTTTGTTTTTTTTCGCTACTGTCTCCACCAAGTCCAAGTCTGTATGTACGTCTAACAAAGGGTCATGGGCAAAATCAAAATCTTTTAATTTATTACTCGCATTAATAAATTCAACACGCACGTTTATATTTCGCATGATAAAATATTGCATCAGCATTCCCTGGACCGTTTTCATCTTGGTGGCCAGCGGACCGATTTGGTTTTCGATAATCACGTGGGTCACGTCGGTAATGCCCTCGACCTTGTCAAAAAACGAAATAATGCTGCGGCCGACAATTTGCAGCGGGACTTGGTCGCACGCCACCTTTTTTTTGGGAACATGTATTAAAAATAATCCATGGGTAAAATGGTGCGCACCTAACAAATCCATTAATTCCGCTTTTTTCTTTGCAGGAACGGAGTGGGGCACTACAACATTGTATTTTTCAATAAGAGACTGCAGGCCTTTCAAGGATTGTTTTTTTAGAAAGGCGGGTCTCAAGTCGGTTGCCGTGAAATATCGGTCCTTCTTCGCATGGGCCGTGCAAAAATAATCAAAGGATTCTTTTTCCTTGTTTAACACACGTTTATACACAGCCGCCTTGGTGCAGCGTTTCTTATTTGCATTTATATATGTGCATTGATTGGCAGCCACAATGGTTGAATCTGTGGATGTTTTTTCGTTTTCTTTTTTTTTTAAAGCAAAGCTGGATGACGCATCGATTAAATTCACAATATCCCAATGTTTCATCACGACATTCTTTTCTTGTTTTGTTAGGACGCAAAAAGAACAATTCTTGATTCCCACGTCGATACTGATGACGTTCATGTATGTTTTCATTTCGTTTATTTGAAACGTGGGATTTTATTTTTATATCGTTTTTTGCAAAATAAGTTGGTAAAGTAAAAATGAAAAAAGAAAACGACTTTTCGAAATAACACAAAAAAGGAGAAACGGAATCATTATCGGAAATCGAGACGAAAAACGAATCGCAGAAAATCAAAACAAAGAAAAATGAAGGCCTCCTTTATTAGACAAAAGTATGCGGGGGGAGTCCTTGGTCAAGGAACTCATGGAACCATTACGGTCAACCCGAAAAATGACGCACTAGTAGTAAAATCTTACACAGACGACACGACAAAACATAAATATCGCATGGGGTCGTGTTTTGTGGATACAGATGTTGCGTCCAATACATGCGGCGTGGCTAAAATGGAATACAACGTTCAAGAATATATAAGCAATCGTTTTGCCCAAGCCGACATTTCCATTGTGGTTCCATCGGTAAGTGATTTTAGCCAAAGCGCCAACAAGTGCAGTTATAGCATGGACCGCATCTTTCCACTGGACGACAATGGAATTATCATTGTCAACATGTACGAACCAAGTGCGAATCGTGTATTTAGCCATAGTGCGTCGGGTATTGAATTGGGCAGTGCAAACATCCCATGGACCGAATACGGGTACAAAGATGGAGCCGAATTTGCTTATGAATTGGGCAGTATGTTTTCCTATTTGCATTACGTCATGAACATGGACGGGTACGATTGCGAACTTCTTTTAGGTCAAGTTTTAGGCACCCCTCGTGCGTTTTTGATTGACTTTGATAAAGTGTCGTGCTTGAAATATACATTGGGTGAAACGGTACATAGAAAATTGGACGAAAGTACGTATGAGCCAAAAGAGCTGAAAACGGTGAAGAAATATGCACTGTTTTTGTTTACCGCCATGATTTCCATGTCGTTGATTCCAGTTGGAACCTTGCAGCCGTCGTTTATTCAAGGATACCAGGTTTATGTTCCTGATGGCATGAAATCGGAAATAGCTCAGCACGTAATACAGCTGATTCAAGAATATGAATGAATAATCAAAATATTTATACCGTTTTTTTGTGAAAAATGAAATAAAGTCAACACGCGATTAATATAAAGTAAATCATGTTGGTGTTGTCAGATTGTGCCATGAAAAATGAGTGCATTCGCACGCTGTATGAATTTGCGCACAATCCCATGAATTCATCGAAACAATGTTTGCGCGCCTTGCACTTTTGCGACGTGTTGAAAAAAAAAGACGTCGACTATGATGAAATTATTTTGACCAACATTGAGTTGTTGTATTATGTAGGTCGCGCATTGGAAAGCTGCGCCGATGCTCCTTACCCAGATTCTGAAGTACGCCGAGATGATATTAGATGTAGTTTAGCAAAAGTAGTGCCAGATTATCACCCACGACTGCGGTCTTATCCATCCGATGATAGTGGAGATGATGCTTTATAATCTTTTTTACTGAAAAATGAATATGTGTAACATGTGGTAAAGAATACATGGATAATAAAATATGCGAATATATAAATGAAGAGCCGCGCTCAACATAGACCCAAAAGAAGAAGAACAATGCGTTCTAAGCGAAACGGCGGATATGGGTGCGGCTGTGGGTCACAAGGCTGTCCCATTGCTCCATTTCCCATGAAATTGGGAGGAAAATGTAGCCGAACCAAGTGCAGATGCAATAAACGCGCCAAGTGCAGATGCTATAAACGCGCCAAATGCAGATGCTATAAACGCAGCACTAAACGTAGTGGTGGCGGCCATTTTTATCAGCAGGGAGCACCTGTGCCACCACCGTTTGTGGGCGAGCCATGGACGGCAACCCCCAACACGTGGCCAGGGTACGGAGCGTCCAATAACCACGGAAATCATTTTGCTCAAAACATGTATTACCAAGACCCAAAAATGATGATGAAACTGGGCGGTAAGCGCAAGCGTAGCAAAAAGAGAAGAAGAGGCGGTGCGTCGTTTCTTCAAAATGCGGCCAACAGTTATCGCGATTTAGAGTATAATTTCAAGTCGGCCTACAATGCGGCCAGCGGATACGAGCCGCCCGTGAATCCGCTCCCGTACAAGGACCAATTACAGCCTAGACAAAATTAATCAAGGTCATCATCTTTTTCCTCTGTGGAATCCATCATGTGGTTTGCCACATTTTGATTACCCTCTTCTTTTTTTTCATCCATTACATCTTTGTTAGCTGCAATTGATTCGTCGGCTTTTTCATCTATAGGTATTTCATCTATAGGTATTTCATCTATAGGTATTTCATCTATAGGTATTTCATCTATAGGTATTTCATCTACCGTGTGCGTTATATTTGGTTTCGAAGAAGTTTCTTGATTAATTTCGGGCGAAATAATCGTATCTATAGGCAAATCTTTTACATCAGGCGAAATAATCGTATCTATAGGCAAATCTTTTACATCAGGCGAAATAATCGTATCTATTTCTGCGGGGCGTTTTTGAGCAAACAAGAGGTCGTCATTGTCTTCTTTTTTCTTTTTTTGAGGGGCGGGTTTCACGAATTTCTTCCGTATGTTGTGCTGCTGCAAAAAATACATGAGCGAATGACGCACGGTCGCCACCGTGTTCATATACGTGCGGTATTTGAAACTCATCACGCTTGTGTGCGGACCAAACTGAAACGAGTGCCACCAATAGGCGGGGATAAACAGGATTTTGCCAGGCGTGAGGGCAATTTCCAGCGACTTGACGTCCGCGTTGGAATTATTGGTCCACATGTTGTGGGGCGTGCGAAACTCGAATAAATCGTAGTCGTAAATCGCGTCCAATTTGGACGTGTATTTTGGCGGCACCAGTTTGATATACACGATTCCTTTTGTACACAAATAATAATTTCGGTAGTTGAGGTCGAACCGCAAGGGAGTCGTGCAGCCCTCGGTGCCAAACAACACGTCGGTCTCGGTGCGACTGCACAACGACGGCCTCAACATGCGGTCGGATATATTTTTCAGGGCGCCCGTTTCGGCCAAAAAATCTCGGTTATTTTCGGAATAAAAACACTTGTTTAACAAAGTACCATTTCTAAGCGTAGCGGAACTAGAAGAAGTAAAAGACGAAGCAGCCATTAACTGCGTGGCGGCGGTTAAAGGCAGCGACGCGTATTCCTCGCCGTTTTCTTCTCGCACTTGAACCGAATATTGCGGATACCGTTCGTTTAGCGCATCGATATTTATTTTTTTAATAGCTGCATTCACCAGCTGGTCGTCCACGTGGTTAAACACGGTCGGCTGCCGCATGTTGCATATTTCCTCCATGCCTTCTTTGGTCGTCTCGTAGATTTCAAACAATTCTAAATCGTTGCTGGTTTTGAACTGAAACTGGATGTGGAGATAAAAGAATAAAATAATGCAAAATACGACGACGATTAAAATTGGCCGATTCATGTTTTACAGATACATGGATTATATTTTTGCGGATTTAACTTGTTTGTTAGATTGAATAAATAAAACCAATAATTACACATCAACATTACAATTAGCGTTGCACTTAGCGTTGCACTTAGCGTTGCACTTAGCGTTGCACTTAGTAAAGTCCATGATGGACGGAAACAGCGGGGCAATCGCTCGGGCGCATTCCACGGCAATCAACTGATGCTCCTTTTGCGTTCCCTCGGCGCTTCGCAGCT